ACTATATTCCCCTTCGGCTACGATAAGGACTCCGATACCACCAGCCTGTTGTACAAAAGCAATCAGTGAATACGCCAGCCCTGATTTGCAGGTTGCCTCGCCCCCAAACACTTCGATGATTCTGCCCAACGGCCAGCCTTTTGCATCACGGTGCAAAATAGCGTCAAACTCTTTGATGCGTGACGAGACAAACATCTTGGGCTCACCCACATCGCTATTCTCTCCACGGTAGACGGCATCTTCCCCGAGAACTTTTGACGCTGCTGTGGCAATGCTGTTCAACTTGGCCAAAAAAGATTTGCCCTTCGGCTTGTGTGGAGACGGAATAGCATCAATGTCGTCACGGTCCTCTGCATCAACCTCGACCTCTTTAATAGCCGGTTCTACTACGATAGGAACATCGGCATCTTTTTTCTTGTTGACGGTCTTGGTGGCTTTTGTGGGTGCCTTCTTTGTTGTGTCGGTTTTCTTTGTTGTTGGTGCCGTCACTACTGCTTTTTTTGTCTTGGTCGCCATTTATTTAGATTCTCCCACCGCAATCTGCACACACCCACCACCCTCGCGTAATTGGCACGCCTGGTAAAATTCTGCCATATAAGGCAGGTTGCTAATCCAATTGCAGATGGAACCTTCCACCCCAAGTTTCCACTCACGCAGGCGATGCGAGGACCGTTGTTTTAGCATGGACAGCAGCGTCTCGTAGTTGAAGGTCATTGTTGCCTTCTGCAAAAAGGATTCTGGCAACACCTGCTTCATAAACCGACGGCAATCGAACGTCTTCTCGGCCTTCATCCGTTTGGCCAACTTATTCATGTGATCAATGAGCGGGAGGAGGGCATCTCGGTTCTCGAGACCGTCTTCAAAATCATCCAACGTCAACTCTGCACTTCCCAACTTGTGCATTGTACTGCATGAGTTGCGGACTGTGGCGACCTTGTAGGTGTCCATCTCTTGCCAAACGTAGCGCGGCAGTGTCATGTCCACCCATACCACAATCTGCCGGAGGAACTTGCGGTGCTCTGAGCCGCTCTTAATGAGGGATAAGGCCAACGTTATATCATTCGGCCCGATAATGGGAAACTCGTTGGCAAAAATGTCCATTGCTTCTACGTTTGGATGGGTCCCCAAAAAGATATCCATATTTCCAAACGTGCTATCGCCCAACTCCCAACTGTTCATCGGGTTTCTCATGGCGCGTAAAGCCATACGAAAGCCATAAACCTCTGTATTTTCAATCCTCACAACTCACCTCACGTTCTTTGTCAAAGTAGTAAATGCCATGTATCCCAAAGTGGATGTTAACAGCGCCAAGTTCACGTTCCCAAGTTACCCAACCGTTATTAACAAGCAGTCCAATCCAAATGTGGGGCATCAACTCACCGCCACACGGAAAAAAGATTTTATAAAGATGTTTGGCACCACGGCAGACGTAACCGTTATATTCTGCGCTCCACTCGAAGTTCCACGCGGGTCCTTTTTTGCGGTGGACGATCAAAGGTTCCTTGTCCATGTCAATTGTCCTTCACTGTCAACGACACCTGCTGCAAAAACAGCAGGTCCTGCTCAGTTATATTCCACCAGTCAGGGTTGTCCGGGCTGCTAAATTGATTGGCCACAACTTTGTCAATCAACTCTTTTATTTTAGCCAACGTCACTGAGGACTGCTCCCACATCCACATTGGCGCAAATTGTTGCAATAACTTCTCCACTAACAGGCAACGCTCACCTTCGGGCCCACTATTATGCATGGCCTGATGGATCTTGTCGTTGTCGTCCTCAAGTCGTTTTATGCCATCAAACAGCCCCTCAAAAAGGGGAACAAGGCCAGGGTTAAACATCCCCAACATCTTGAGTGCCTCATCCCTATTGGTCCCAAGTTTGATACTTGTGAGGGCCTGATTGTACTGCCAATGGATAAGATTGCGCTCATTTTCTGTCAAAATGCTTCCGTCGAGATAAATGAGCCGCTTATTCCTGCGGACGACGGCTATTGCCTCCTCATACGTCATGCTGCCCAACTTACCTTCTGTGTATGCCCAACGCATGATGTTTTTCAGGCTGCCGTGTGCCGCAAATAATTTCTCCGCCGTCTTTGGTCCAATCTTGGTTACGCCTTTGATGTTGTCGCTCGGGTCGCCAACCAAGATTTTGTGTGCAACATGTTGTGCAGGTGGGAGGTCCTGTTGCATGGCAATAAACCCATGCGAAACCAACTCGACCTGCCCCTCGCGATATAACTGCCAGAGATCACCGTCATTGGTCATCACTGTTATCGGTGCAAGCGTTTCACACATCTCGGCAATGATATCGTCGGCCTCTATGTGCGGCACTAAAATTTGGACAATAGGCAGATGCTCCAAGACCTCGCGCAGCATAATTTCAGTGCCAATTACAAGGTCTCGAAGGGGGGTGTCCTGCCTATTGCCTTTGTATGTTGGATAAATGGCCTTGCGCTTTTGACTCCCCCCGTCATAGGCAAGGATTAACTCCGTTACAGAGTGAGAATTGATAATTGACGCGAGGTCTTGTAGTACCTGCACGACAACCGGTGTGGGGTCCACGCTCATGTCTTTTTTCTGCATGGAGAACGCGTGGTGGAAAACAAAACCTCGTACGTCAATTATCAATCTCATGTTGAATCGTCCTTTATTCTGCGTCTGCTGCTTTTTTGCTCTTGCGTGGTTTGCGTGCTGGCTTTGGTGGAGGTTCAGGGGCGACCTCCGGCTCATCTCCGCCCAACAACTCTTCCTCCTCCTCGTCCGTCACGTCATCATCTGTGGGCTCATCATCGAGGTCGTCACCACCGGCCTTGGCGGCGGCTTCAATGTCCAAGTCAAGATCATCGTCAAGGTTGGTTTTTTTCTGTGGCACCGCTGGTTTGTCGTCATCAAGGCTTGACGCTGCGGCCTTTCCTGGTAGTTCTTCGTCGTCTGTAAAATCGTCGCCATCAAGGTCGAGGTCGTCTGCCGCTGGACGAGTGCGGGATGCCGCCTTGCCTTGTTTTTTTCGTCCTTCCATATCGTTAAGGATATCCTCGGAGGTGTCGGCCATCAACGACGTATTCTGCGTGATGTCTGGTAGTTCCGCGAGGAATTCCTCGGTGAGGTACTTGGATGCATCCTTCTCCTCTCCGAAGGACGTTGTGTATTCAAACTTATACGGTGTATTGACCGCACGTTTCGTGATGCACAGGGGGCGTGCATAGGCCGGTTCGCTTGGATTGAAGTGGCCGGTCATCATATCGCCCACAATGGCGTTGAGCACTCCACTTGGAACTTGCAGGATTTTGGCCGTTGCCGGTTTTGCGGTTTTGATTTGGGTCTTTTTGATGGCCAGCATGTAACCGGCTGCCCGCAACTTCCATTTGCCCGCAAACTCTTTGTTGCCTTTACGCTCTTCCAAGCGGACCTTTTTGCACCCGTCGCAGTTGTCCCCATTCAACACCGAGGGGCAGATGTGGATGCCGTGTCGTTGGCGGGTGATGATCAAACGACCACCTTTAGGGGTCAAGAGCCAGAACCAGTTTTGGCCCAACTCCAATTTGTGGAAGTCCCCACCGGACAACTCATCAACTTCGTCTTTGATACCACGTAATTGTTCAAAAAAATCTCTGTCACTCATTTTCGATTTCGTCCTTTCGGATTGTTTGTGATTGCATTCGCACAGTCAACTCGACTCAACAAATCTTGCGGGTAATCCTTTTGGGCGTCCCGCATCATATCCTCAACTGTCGATCCCTCCCCTTGTTGTGGACTCCTGCCCTGAGCGGCGTTGTGGAGTCGTCTATTTACTTTTGCCAATTCATTGTTGACGGTTTGTGTTGCGGCCTCTCGTGGAGAGCCTGCCAGCACCATGTCATACTCTCTGCGAAAGAGCGGCCCCAATTGTTGGAGCATCTCTTTGCGCATATACAGGGCATCCACCATGACCTTTAGAGTGTCTCGGTCCGCCTTCGCACTGTTAAGGTCCTCTTTGGTCTTGCGGTAGGTCCTGTCGGCGTGGATGCACGCCTTGCATTCATTCTCTTTGCTGCCGTCGCCCAACTCCGATTTTGCTTGGGCGTACAGAGCATAGAACAGGGCCTCCAACTTGTCTTCCAGCCGTCGGACCTCCTCGTTTGCCCGCACGAGTAGGAATGACCACCGGCTAAACCTTGAGGACATCCCAGAAAACTCACCCTCAAGGTCGTTGGTAATTTCCAGGTCCTCATACAACTCTTGTTCGTAATTTGTTTCTTTCATTCCAAGTCCTCTAAACATCGTGGTGGCGTGCGCTGTTCCCCTCTTGCCGCAAAAGGCGCGTCTGCCATAGCCAAAAACTGGGTGATTAACATGCCCGCCTCACGTTTCCCAAACTTCCTTTCAGATTGGTGGACCTTCTCTTTCCCCTTATAGCGAGGGATACAACATTTTTTATATTTCTTGCCCGATCCACAGGGACAAAGTTCGTTGCGTTTTGTCTTCATAATCTTTCCGTTACTTATCAAATGTATAAAAAGAGGAACGTTCAATACGGGCAGTCCTGTAAAATTCTCTGATTATTTCCAGCAGGTCATCCACCCATTTTGGGAATTTATCATCGGGGTAACGTGTTGGTGGTTTGCGCAAAAATATCTGCTGTAACCAACCACGCTGCTCCTCTTCGAGGATAAGATAATTCACGCTAATTACCGCCACCTGTTCCGACATATCTGGGATGTCTGCAATCCGATTACTGTGCCAAGCGTCATAGACGGCGACGACTTTTGTAAAAGCACCAACCAACTCTTGCTCGTGATCTATTTTTCTCATCATCTTTCCATTATGCGCTTGACGTGTGTCATAGCGCGACATTCGTCAGTATTCAGATGAATTATCAGGGTATAAGCCCCAAGCAATTTGGATGCTCGGGTCGATCTTCAAGGGAACCTCAAACTTATGCCGTTTGTCGGGATGAAATGTGACCTCCATCCGTTCTTTGATCGCAGGAATGACAGCCTCTGCATAATCCTTATGGCAATTGAACAACAGTTGGTCATGCAGAGTAAGCACAATTCGAAAGTGTGGCACTTTGACCTTTTGGATGTACTGGTAAATTCGGGCTGTTGCTTTGCTTAACTCGTCACTTGCTGTGCTCTGCACGTTGAAGTTCATGGACTCGCGGTTGAGTTGCTCAAGGTCTTTATTGCGCAGCCTACACGCAAATGCGTGTTTGTTAAAAAACCAATCCATGCCGGTCAGCCGTCGAACACGTCCTGTAAATTGTGTTCGCAACTTCCCTTTGCTTTGTGCAAGTTTGATTTGCTTGTCCATATACTCACGCACACCATAATACTTAGAAAAAAAGCCATCAATAATTTTCTGCGTACTCCGTATCCGCTCCTCTTCAGACATTTCATCTGGGTATGACTCAGGAAACGCTTCGACTATCCCTTTCGCACTTCTCCCGTACGCCGCACCGAAGACACAGGTTTTTGCAAGACCTCTTTCATGCTTCCACATCGGTTCCTCTTGACACACCGGCAACATGGTTGCAAACTCCTCGTCTGTCGGGTCACGATTGAGCCTAATTGTGATGGCCATCCTCGCGTGTAAATCAACGTTACTGATCAACTCCCTCGCCATCACTTCATCATTTGCCAGCCACGCCATAACGCATAACTCTGCTTTGGAATAGTCGCACGAGATAAACACGTCATCTTCAAAATCTGGCACGAGCATGTTCCGCAGGCCGTGGAGCCTGGGAATGGTCTGGACGGCGGGGTCTGTTGCAGACAGCCTGCCAGTCACCGTCCTTGATGAATGGTATGTCGGGTAAATCCGTCCCGCCTCGTCTACATACTTCAGAAACCCACCACCCTCCTGCTTAAACTCCGCCCCCTCCTTTCCACCTTGCAGTGAGCTTCCGTCGAGGTACGTCCCCAACAACTTGTTTGCTTCCCTAAACTGTTTTATCTTTGTTGCAATTTCCCCGTACACGTTGTCCTGCAACGCAAGGGCCGACATCACATTCTTGCCAGTGCTGATGTTGCCCTTTTTTGTCTTCTTTGAGAGGGGCACACCAAGGTCAATCAACCACGCCGATAGTTGCTGCGTAGATGCTGGATTAAACAGCGTAGCTGCACCCTCTGGTAGTGTTTTGGCCGCCTCCATACGTAGCCATGCAAGGGCCTCCTCTGCACTCTTTTGGGCGTCTGTTACCTTCTCCTTCATCTTGTCTATGTCCACACGGACACCCTGCAACTCGACATCGGCTAGCGGCATAATCAGCCCCATCTCAGTCTTGAATGCCGTCACCAACTTCTCTTTTTTGAGCGTGGTCGTGTGCAATTCTGCCAATTGGAATTCCCCATCAACGTCATAACCACAGTAGTTCCACAGCACTTCGTCAGGGGCCAACCAATATTGTGCTTCGTCGTGGTCGTAATACTGCAGCATGACCTCATCGTACCTGTCCCATCTCAGATACCATTGGCACTGGAAGGTCAGGTTGTGCGGTTTATTCTCATCAATGCAGTGATGCGCAACCATTGTATCGAACACAACACGCAATTGAGCCAACTCGATGCCCAACAACCGACAGATGAATTTCAAATCAAACTTGATGCCCTGCCCACTAGTTTCTGCGGGGAGGAACAAATCTACAAATGCTGCGACCAGAACCTTCAAGTCTTGCTCATCCCAAATCGGCACTTTGTTCTGTCCGAGGAATGGGATGATCCACGCCTCTCCAGCCCTCCAGCAAAAACCTAAACAGAGAACCTCATCCTTGTTAGGGTCCAGTCCTGTCGTCTCGGCATCAACTACGAACCTGCCAACCTCTTTCATTTTCTCGATTAGTTTAAGGGTAAACGACAACTCTTTTGCAACAACAACTCGCGTCTTGGGCATCTGCAGTGTTTGTTTGCCTGCAGCATAATCCATTGCCAACGAGAGGTCATGCGCGATCAAGTCGTCGTAAATCCAGCCACCTTCGCGCAGGGCTGCCGACGGGTGGTAGGTTGGAATAACCCAACATTCGTGTCGATAGACCTTGCCTGCTGGGCTCTCCCACTTGAAGGTCTGTCGTTTGGGGAAACCTCGGCGCGATGACAACCCATTGTGTTTTGTGTTGGGCTGCCCTGTAACCGTTTCAAGTGCTGTCGCCCCCATAGTCACGATGGCCTTGGGCTGCACTTTCAGAATTTCATAGAGCAGATGTGGTGCGCAGGCCATGATCTGCTTCTTTTTTGGTTTGTCATTCTTAGATGGCCTACAACGTGCGATATTTGTTAAGAACACCTCTTTGCGCTTCATGCCGATGCGCTCAAAGATGTACTGCAACTTACGGCCCGAGTCTCCCACAAATGGTTTGCCTTTTCTGTCCTCCTGCTCGCCTGGAGCCTCGCCCACAATCATGATATCTGCGTTTGCTGGCCCAACAGACTCGCAGCATACGGACAACGCTTTTCTGTGATACTCACAATGGATGCAACGCTTGCTGGGCTTGCGTGGTGCCTGCTCCAAAGGGAGCAACGGCTTGGGCTTTGGTTTCTTTTCCTTTGCCATAATTACACCGACAAAACTTGAACGTCATTGGTTGGTTGGAACGGGTTGGTTATCATTGTGCTATAGAATGCCAACGGGTACAGCACTGGCTCCAACTTCCCACGCAGAAACAGTTGACGCAAAGCAACAAGCATAGCATCGCGCAAAGTGTGATCGGCCATCTCCTGTTCTGGCATCTGCTGAATAACGGCAAGGGGAATGGCTACCGTATCAACAAATTCAGGGCCATCCTGCAGGACGACCGACTTGGACGCCTCACACCACATGATATCGCAGCACCCTGCTTCACATTGGTAGGAGCAGATGAACTCCAAACTTTGTCGAAACATTGTTGATTTTACATCCGTAAACAGGGGGAAACTACCAACCAATCTTTGTCTCATTTGTCGGGTTCCTTTCAATCTTTAAAAAGTTGTGACCGTTTCCTTAGAGTCTCTAACGCTTGCTTGGGAGACATCCACCTTACATACACTTCACGCCGTTTACACTCGGGGTGTGATGCCTCGTACCGCTCAATTGCGCCGAACTGTTCCAATTCGCTGAATATGGCCTCGTCCAGCGTGCTCACCCACCTGCCTGATGGCTCTGAGATAAGGTCAACACTTCCTTCTGTCCTACGCACGGAGAAGGTTGCTGGAATGTTAATCAGCGGTCTCATGGAAGGCTCCTGTATTCTGCACTGTAGAACTTGAAGTGTTCCGGTACAGGTTGACCCTTTGTTTTTGGATCGGCCACTCGATAGGCCAACCGCGCAATCAAAAGAACGTCTCCATCGTCAATCGATGTTTCATCACGGCAGACATCAATTGGTACACCGGACATGGCGGCAATCATGTCTGCCGTTTGTGGGTAGCCAATGTAACTTTTGAGTTCACCAAACGCGTCTGCCTGTGACACCTTATCGGCAAACTCCCTCATTCCAAGTTCCTTTAGCGTGTAGACGCCCTCTGCGGGCATCATGGCTGAGTTCATAAGTCTTGTTGTCATCAAATCCTCCTTGCTTTCTTATTCATATAATTTTTCGTCGGCCTCGTCCGTCCAACCGGCCACCATCTTTGCCACCTTCTTGTCCTGCTCTGCTGCTTGCATGACGAGCCACTTGGTCAGGTCGCCAATCATTTCTGTGTCTTCTGTGGCGGCCTGTCCATCGATGACCGTATCCGTTACCTTGCGTTTCTCTTCGATCATGCAAGCAATCTTTTCCTCAATGGTCCCCTGCGCCACAAAATACCAGCAGTTTACGGCGTTCCGTTGCCCTAATCTATCCGCCCTTGACTCAGCCTGAGAATGGGCAGAGGGGTTCCAGCCCAACTCAAAGAATGCAACATTACTCGCGGCAGTAAGAGTGATGCCCACGCCGCCAGCCTGCAGGTTGCAGATGAGCAGTTTACAATCAGGGTCATTCTGAAACGTGTCAACAATGGTTTGCCGCTTGGCAGTGTCCGTACGTCCTGTGATGGTTGGCGCATCAAAATGTGTTGCCAACTCGTCAATCTGGTCGTGATGGACACCAAACAGCACCAATTTTTGGCCTGACTCTAGAAACTCCTCAACCCACTTTTTGACGCTTTCTAGCTTGCCCTTCACGGCTAATTGCTTGAGGTACTCTATCTGGGTCAACTGTTGTGCGGTACGTGCTTTCAGGGCCTTCTCTTGCCGTCTAATGGCCTTAGCTTCTTTCTGCCGTTCCTCGGTCAAGTCTTTGATTGAATCAAGGAACTTTGTGTCGAGTTTTGCGTTGCTTGATAACCACTCGATGAACTCGTTGACGGCTTTGAAATACTCCTTGGCGGCTGCCCCTTCTAGCTCAAACGGTACTGTTGTACGTTGACGTTCCGGCAACTCTGTCAACACCTGCTCTTTGGTTCTGCGAAGATAAATTCCTTTGCGCCGCAATTGCTCGTGCAACTCTTGGAGGTTGGATGAGCCGCTGAAATCCCAACCCCACCTGGTTTTATGCGCGTCACAGAATGTCGTGGCAAAGGGCCAAAACCCACCAAAGTCATCCAGCCTGCCGATCACGTCCAACTGGTTTGCTAGCTCAATTGTTCTGTTCAGCACTGGTGTGCCTGTAAGTCCAACTGCATAGTCCACATTGGCCGCCAATTCTTTACATACCTTAGACCGACGGGCGGTTTGTGATTTAAGCATGTGGCACTCATCGAGTATAATTGTTCGGCTGTTTCGCGCCATCAACTCTACACGATGTTTTAAAACGATGTCGTAGTTGATGATCAAAATATCAGCATCAAAATCGTTTAGGGGAATTTCTACAATTTTACCGCCGCGCAGCATAACCTTCGTGGGCTTTTTTCTCGGATGTACGATGCTCACAGACCGCCCAGGCAACCACATAACTGACTCTTTTGCCCAGTTGAACTTTACCGAAGCGGGGCAAATGACTAACACAGGGTATGAACCAACTCCTAAATGCGCCGATGCTAATGACTCCGCAGTCTTTCCTAAACCCATATCATCAGCTACCAGCACCCGCTTACCAGCATTGATAAATGCCGCGCCAGCACGTTGGTATGGTCGCAGGGCGTCTCCCATTGACCCGAATTGCTCCATGACCTCTTCCTGCACGAGAGAGTCATCGGTTGCACTGGAAAGGGCCTCCCAATGGTCCGCTTTGTACTCCATACCGTCCAACATGGTCTGGATCTGTGTGGTATATGCCCGATACTCGTCGTGTCCCTGGCAGAGTCCCCAGACACCTTGGAGGGCCTCTTCAACTTTTGGGACTGACCAATGCTTTGGGGGGATAGCCTCAAACTTGCGTCGAGGAATGTCCCGGACATCCTGCATGACTTCATAGTCGTCGTAGGGGAAAAAAATGTGCAACCGCTCACCGTCGTCAACTATACGGTACGGGCTGATGCGAACAGGTTTTGGTGGGGCCTCAACCGCGTAAACGGCTTCAGCAATCTCGAACTCGTTAGCCTCGCCCAACGTGATGATCTCATCTTTATTGTACAAAGGAACACGCCACACGCGGGCATCGGCGTCCCATTTTGAGCCGTCCAACGCTTGGAGGAACGCCACCAATTCTGTGGCGTACTCAAACTTGGCAACGAACACACCGTCTACGAGGTCAATACGCCTGACTGGAGCATTCAATGCTCGACGGCCAAGCGCACGTCGTTGTTCTCGTAGCCTACGATTGAGACCTGCAACCGACTGCGGAAGATTCTCAACGGCACCCGGCCTCTCGACCTCGTTCAAGTCGATGTCATACCGCAGAAGTTGTTTGCGATATGTCGGGAGGACCTCGTTGTACACGAAGCACATAGTTTCTGCATCCCACAGGTCTTGCGGGATGTGGGACAGATAACGTCCCATGTCCGTATGGACGCTATTGAAACCTTGGCCGTCTTTGGTTTTGGCTCCATCACAATGGGCCGCAAGAACAACAATGCAGTCTTTTACCGTCTTCATAATTAACGTCCTCTCCTGATTGCTACACACGCCGGAAATTCTTTTCCACCAATGATTTTATTCCAAATCCAGCGGAATGTTTGCTGGCGCACACCATCTAGAGGCATGGCGGCCTCGCTACGGATATAGGTTCCGTCGTCATGTGTGATGATACCCATGAAGTTGGTCATCTCTTCTATTACTGCATAGAGAAACGTTGCGGGGAGGTTCTTTGAGACGACCGTACGAAAGGTCATCTCATTTTTCGTATTGTAATTAACGGCGGTGAACGTCCCGCCACAAACAACCACTCTTTCTAATTCTTTATGCATTGTTGGTTCCTTTCTCAAGATTTGCTTAGTACACTTTAACGATTGCTACAACAGAGTCCATGCGACGAGAAACGTTCCCCATGTGGCACACGTCAGGCCCTGCAACCTGATACAATTCGTGGCTCTGGTAGTCCTCAAACACGTTGACGACATTCGCTTCCTCGGACTCTTCGATATGGCCACCCTCTGGTGGTAACTCGACCAGGCCAACGATATTGGCTGCGCCGCGATAATGGTCAGTCACTTTCAAATAGTCCTCATGGATGTACGCTTTGCGACGACCGGTGCCACCGCATTCGTTACAGGTATCATTCCAAAATTTACCGGTGCCATTACAGGGCAAGCACGCTACGTCAAAATCTATGTTTTTAAGAGTATTCATCGCAACTCCTTTTATCCAAATAATGTGGTTGGTTGGCCGGTTTAGAAAGGA